CCCAGCTAATAATCTAGTTTTTCTACAAAAATGCTTATAAGCACTATTTAAAAATATCCTTATTTGCGTTTCCCAGTCACGATCTGTTTGGATGATGTTGTTTTACTGTTTCTATTAATTGTTGTTGTGTCATATGTTCAATGTCAGGGGAGCATTACACTCCCCCAACTTGTTTTGTTTATTAACTAATCGTTATACCAGCTGCGACTTTTCCAAGTCCTCCAACTATGTAGAAGTTTGTACCATCAGATACTAACTTTACATAATCACCAGCAACTGCTTGACCATCAACAAAAGTAATAGTAGTATCACTACCATCACTTGTATCTGCAACGTCATCAGCTGCACCAGCACTAACGGAACCTAGTATTGCACCAGAAGGAGCAACTATTGTGTAACTAGCACTAGAAGGAGCTGCTTTCACAATAAAAGTAGCTTCCCAACCTGTGTTACTAGGAGCAGGTAATGTAGTAGCAAATTCAGTAGCTGAATTAAGCATAAACACTTTCCCACTATCAGCACTACTTAAAGTAGATACTGCTGTTAGCTCTTTGATACCTGCACTTGAACCACCTAAATAAGGTCTAGCCATAATTAGCCTCCTTACGCTGTGATTTTAAACAGTGAGTGACTTTCAATAAGCTGTATTCCTACACCTTCATCAGACATGTATTGATCTTTTACACCATCAAAAGCATTGTCTTGCTTGATGTTAGTTTGATACATAGAAGGTCTATAGACAGCATGGAATAAATTCTCGTCAGAAACAACTGCCATGTATTTATTGTAAGGTCCTCTTAATGCTGGAGTTGGAATTAACTGCAACATACCATGAGGTGTTTCTAATACACGATAATTGAATCCAAGAGCATCACGCTTCATGTCTCCAAGATTAACTGACCAACCTGAGTTGCCAGCTAATCCTGAGTCACCTGCCATTTTAGACCAGTAACCTAAAGCTCCAGCACCACAGAAAGCACGTTTTACACCTGCTTCTGGTACATACTGAAATACTTTTTCCATGTCATCAACAAAACTACCATAGCTATAAGTTGAGTCTACAGTAAACACGTTTTGAGCATCGTGTGTAGCTGTTGATTCACCATATTTTTCTAATGCGGAAATAACTCCATAAGTAGTTCTTATTAAGTTTCCATTTACATCGGTTCTTCCACCATCAGTAAAAGACTCATCAACATTAGCCGATCTATTTCCACCCAGATATGAAGCTTCACCTAATCCAGTTCCACCAACTCTTTTTCCAAACAAAAATGCTTTTTCTTTTTGCATTTTATGTTCTTGAGCTTTCATTCTACGAAGTCTAGCTAACTCAGAAGACTCACCTCTTAGTACTGCCGCTTCTAGAGTGCCAGTAACTTGCAAAGGTGTTTTAAAAATCTGAGTTGAGTTGTAAACAACTTGCAATTCATCTGACCATGCATCTGGAGCTGAACTACCTTCACCATGAGCATTACCAACAACGATAAAATAGTCATTTGCATTTATATCAATAGATGAACCAGTTAGATTTTTAAGAATAATATGATCAGCACTAGAACCTTTATCTGTAATTGTTACTACGCCTTTGTTTGTTGTTTTGGTTGAATCCCAAACTTCACAAACAAGACCGATATAAGAACTATCTACTGATGACGCTAAACCTAAAATGCTTTTAATTTGAAGCTCATCTGGAAGAGTGTCATCAGCTGGTAATACACCAGAATCCGAACTTATATCTTCATGTGCTTGAAACTCTTGCTTAACCCAAGGGTTTCTATGTTCAAACATTTTAAATGTAGGATCAGGTACTGCACGCTGTTCTTGATTACTAATTAAAGTAGTGAAAGGTGACACATCTGTCCATAGCTCCTTAGTGACCTGCGGATCTACGTAAAAATTCCGTCTATCCGTATAAAGCACACCAGAAGCTGTACCGCTCAGAATATTTTTTTCTGTAGCCATTTTGTAACTCCCATTTGTTTTTTACTCTTTGTGTAGAAAGTGAGCCAACACTCTTCTACAGAGTATATTCTAGTTTACTTTACAACTATTACCTTCCTAATAATGCATCGCTAAACATTTGCTCATCCGTACGTGGTTGTTCAGCTTTACCCGTCTGCACTGCGGCAGTTTTAGGTATAGCCAAACGCTGTGCTTGGTTTTGCATTTCTTGTGTTTTTTGTTGCACTACTGGGTTAGCATTAGTTCTTAATTCAAACAACTTAGCCAAGTTATCCATCGTTAGATTGTCAGGATTTTGTGCCCATTGTACAAACTCCGTTGCTTTATTAGCATCGTACCCATAAGCGTTTACAGCGTGGCTATGTGCCTGCGTCTGCATCATTTGGGTTTGTTGCTGTTGCATTTGAGCCTCATACTGTGACTGTAACTCCTTTTCTCTTACCTGATCTTTTTTTTGTAAAAAACCAAGATAATCATCACGATATTTTTCTTTAGCCAGCCTATGTTTAAACGATTCAGATTCTGGATCATTTAATGCATCGACTTCATTGTATGAAAGTGGTCTTTCAGGTGCTGATGGCTCCTTCAGTGAAGTCTCTTGAAATCCATTCGGGTATCCTTGAGGTTGTCCATTGGAGGGTGACTGTTCTAACTGGTTCAGAACATCAGGATTACTACGAATCATCTGCTCTACTGGAGCAAGATTATTCTTATAATAATCCAGTTCTTTACGAATTGTACTTAATTCACCCTTGGCTTTATCAGCTTGTGATTGCCAATATTCAAAACGAGTTGTTTCGTCAGGGGTAGTCTCTGGTGTTGCTTCATTCGTAATTGGTTCAACCACGCCTGTATTATTTACAGGTGCTTCCCCTGACAAAATGCTAGGTTGCTCTACTGGCATACTAACATTCTCTGTCTGTGGTTGATCAGCATTACGTACTTCTAAGATATTCTCCATTACTTTTCCTTTGCGATTTGGATATTTCCAGCAACCGCTTTCTTCAATTCTTCATTCATTATCTAAAATCCTCTGGCATCATTGTATTGCCATTTGGTAAACTTCTTGTGAAAGGATTAGCATACTCTAGAACACTAGGTATATAGTCTTCTTCTGCTTCAGGGTTGCCTGATATTCTCATCCATTCCTTAGATCTAAATAAAACATCATCTGTATCACTTGCTCTGTTTTTTAATATTTGTGTTTTTTCACTTAAACTAGCATTAAGAAAACTTTTATAATCATTACCTTCAGGTTTTCCTACAAACGTAGACCATAGTATTTCATGATCATTTAATTTCTTTTTTTCAGACCTATTACGTACGCCATCTATTATGTAACTACTTTCATCACCATCAAAATCTTTAGGAGCTTGATCTATTAAATTCATTATAAAATCAGATTCTTTGCTCATTACTCCTCTAACCTTAACATTTCTTCATTCATTTCTCTTGATGTATTTCTACGTTGATCAAATTCTGCTATATCTTCTTTAGCTACTTTAAGATCATCAGCTAAACGTGTTTGATATAGTTTAGCTGCCATTTCTACTTTTGCTTCTGCTTTTGCAAGCTTCTTTTCAAATTCTTTTACTTCCACACGCTTACGATCATGTAAGGATTCACGTTGTGCTGTCTGTAGGTCTCCTTTAAGATTCTTAATTTCTTGAGCCTGTGCTTGAACCTGTTGTTGCATTTGTTTCATCTGTCCTACTCTTTCTAATACTCCTTCCATATCTGCAACATCCGTTTGTTTTAACACTTCTAATTGATCTATCAAACCAGATTGATACAATTGCATGTAGTATTCAAACCTTGCAAATCTATTAGATGGTAAGGTAGAACCTGATAGTACAATTACATCATATTTACCAATGGTTATATCGTTTACTTTGCCCATTAGATTGCCTACATCATCATAAAGAGGATGGTTAATCTGTATTTCCAGAGGGCGATTGTTTGGTTGCATTAATCGAAATACTTTTTGATCTGTATAAACATACTGAACTAAACCTACGACTACTTTTGCTAATTGATTAATGCACTGCTCTATGTCGTCTTTTTTAGATTTAATTCTTCTTTGCCCATATTCATCTAAGGCTACTGTTCCTTTAAACGTTTGTGGAGCAGCTCCCTGATCTCCCTGCATTAAAGCATAAATACCTAAGATTCGTTCTATATCAGCACGTGCATCTGCTTCGTTTTTATATAATTCATTAGGTAAAGGTACAGGAGCAGCTACAACAGGTTGTCCTAATTCAGGATCAAACTCAATAACAGCAGTACC